ATATTTTGGCTATTAGCCTAAATAGTTTTGTGTAAGTTGTTTTCATATTTATTAGTTTAGTTGTATAAGCGTGTATTTATAGCGGCAATAAACAAGTTATACGCAAGTGGATACATTCTCGTAAACCGACAACATCTCGTTAAAATCAGTAGCCGTTTGATTATGCAACAAGAACGGTTCTTTTTGAAAAACAGTTACGTTGTTGTTCTTTTCGTAGGTTCTAAATCCTAAATTCTTAAATCCTTCGTGCCATTCAATTATTTCTGCTTTACCTGTATGGCATAAGCAACCTACTTCAAGTGCTATTTCTTGCAGTTTTTTGTAGTTTTCTTTGTTCACCCAATAAAAATTGTTAGTGAAATACTTTTGTTTAAATTCTTGTTGCATTTTAATTCTCGTTTAAAGCACCGCCACCAGCGTATAACAGCGGTTTGGTGCTATTATTTTGCCTATAAATTTTATCTAAGGCTTGAAGTATCTGCAAGGCAAAATAACAGACACCAAGCCGCAAACCGTTATGCACAAGCTAAAGAAAGGCATTCTACCAACCTTGAATTATCCTGTTTAATAATCCAATGGTTATTATGGTATTTGTATTCCGAAGCTTCATAAAGTGCAATTGTGTAACCGTGCTTTTCAAGTTCCTCAATGTCTTTTTGAGTAAACCAGTTAAATAATTCATCAAGTGTCTCGGTAGCAGAAAGCCAACCAACTATATTTGGGTCGTAAGGCATTGGCAACTTATTATTAGTGCAAAAATTAAACTTATCGTGAATAAATCCCGTAAAGTTTCCTTTAAAATCATACCATAAACCTTGTTGCGTTTCGTGGTTTGCTACTCTGTAAAATAATTTTGTTTCCATATTTTTGTAAGTTTTTGATTAATAATAGCCTGTGCATAACCGCACCTATAAGCAAGTTTGCGGACAGGTTTGTAATAACTTGAAATGTGCTGCAACGCAAACCTGCTCATAGCTGCAACACGTTACAACCCATTCTCATACTCCTTGATAATGAGTTCTTGTAAGTTAATAAAATCATTTACATTAAGCAAGTCTAAGACTAAGTTAGTAACATCGTTACCGTTATAGTAAATTGTTTCAATCTCACATTCCGTTGCTTTAGCTGGTGTGTCATAAGTGCTGAAGTCTTTGCTTATGTTGGCATCTATTTCTAATCTATGCCCTTTGAAGTCTATGGTCATCGTATCTTAATTATTTCTAAGTTTGACAAAGTACCCCATTTGGGGTACATTTTAGTAAATTGTTTTAATGCCAGGATTTTATCCAATGCCTTAATCGTTTCCGATACTTGCCTACCTTTGTAGGTATAGCAAAATTTAAAGAGTTTCATAGGTTGTTATTACTTTAGGGTGATAGTTTATATAAACTCGTAATTCATCAAATTGTAGCCCAAACCAATACTGATTTATTCCGTGTTCAGGCTCGTATATTTTAGGCTCTCCAGCTTCTAAGTGGAGAGCCTTAAAGGCTTCTTTGTCTAAGTCAATAGATATACTATCAACTTTAGTTCTGCATCCCGATAATGCTTCCTTTAGCATATCAGCTTTTAGTTTAATGTCTTGTAGTTTCATTGTGTTTTGTTTTATTGGTTAATAATTTTTTTTAATAACGGGATTTTACTCCCCTTTAGTTTTTATTCTGTTACAATATATTTATTAATCATTAATTCAGAAATTGGGAAAAAACGTCCACAACTCCAACGGTAAAATCTAACACCCTTTTTAGTTAATTTAGAATAAATCCCGTTTTTACGCCCATTTTCAAATTTTATTATTTGTCCTGTAAATTTCATTTCGTTTTTCATAATTTCTATTTGTTTAATTTGATATTGTAAAATTAAAAAAATAATTTTAAAAACAAAAGAAAACTTTTAATAAATAAGCAAAAAAATATAACTTATTGATAATTAAGCGTTTATTTTTACGTTAAATTTCTCGATTTCTGCCATTTTTAGGAATATTTGACGCTCGAAACCCTCAGTTTTAAACCACAAAAACGAGCCGTTACTCAGGATATAGTCTTTAGGGATTAGATACCTGTCTAAATTATCAATAATTAACATAACCTTATCAAAACGCTTTGCTTCATTTAGTAGATTATAATTAAAACCATAGGCATCTGCTTTAATAAGTAAATGTTTCTTTTTTTCACGCTTGCAATAAAACGTTTGTTCATCCAATTTTACGTATCCTAATAACCTGGAAAACTTTTCTTTTTTTAGCTTTAATTTAATTTCAATTAAGCCGTTTTCTTCCTGCACTAAAAAAGTGTCTTCATTGATTGTTATCATAATTTTTGATTTTTAATTTATATTCTTTTATTAGTTCTTTTAGTTCCTCGATTGAGTATTTAGTTTGCTGGTGTCTTATTTCTAATAACTTGTTAAACCTATCCAGTCCAATTCTTTTTGGAAGTCGAATAAAATACTCCGTATGATTACCGTGTTTGTGTTGGTTACAGGGTACACATTGTCCGTGAATATTATCTAAATTAAACCTAATATTTGGATAAGCACCGGTACTAAAGAAATGTCCCGAGTCAAATTTGCGACCTCTTAAATCAGTTCCACACGTAATACAACCTTTTTTTTCGTCCCTTAATCGAACAAAGCTATTGACTACCGTTTGAGCCATTTTAAGATAATCAGAATGAGTTAGAAGACTTTCTTTTAGTTTCTTTGTTTCTGCTTTATCTTTTTTAAGTTTTAGTTGTAAAGCGTGTTCATACGCACAAATAGCCGAACAAACCGCCTGAAGTGGTCGAATAGGAGTAAATTTTTCTTTGCATACTTTACATTTTTTAGGCTTCATTAATAAGTTTTTTTAGTATTCATAGTATAATTACAATGGCAACTTTTAGAACAACATACGCTATTAATATATTTAGCTATAAATTCTTTTTTACAGTATAAACAAAAAGATTTTTTATTTATTACAGTTTTTTTACCATGTCTATAATTTGGGTTATTAGTTGCATTTTTATTATATGATTTATTAAGACCAATTTTAAAAGCGTGTTTTCCGTTTTCGCTTGGTGTAACCCATTCTAAATTTTCAAGCCTATTATCAGATTTTATTCCATTAATATGATTTACTTGCGGTTTATTTTCTGGATTAGGTAAAAATGTTTCTGCAATAAGTCTATGTACATAAATTCTTTTAATACTACCGTTTTTACATAAATTGACCTTTTTGTAACCTCTACCATTATCTACTGGAATTAGGAATTTATTTTTTGTTTTACTAAAAATATTACCATCTTGATAAATTAAGTAATTTGAATAGTCTTTATATTGTTTAGTCATAAAAAAATACCTACCGGATTACAAAGGCTAACCCACTTGCGTAGTATACGCTATGGCAATGTAAAACGATAGGATTTTTCTAATTTTTTTCATTAGTGAGTTAGCAATACAAATATAGTAAATTATTTTATATTTTTTAATTCTTCTTTTATAAAAGATAGCATACTGCGAAGTGCGTCACAAGTATGCACAAGGGCTTTATTTAAGCGTTCGGCTTTAGTATGAAACATAATTTCATTACTTAATGCTCCAGCAAAGACCATTTTTTTATCCGTTGCCGATAACTTAGAATATTCCTTAGCCAAACATAATAAACTTAATTTATCGTTGTATTTTTTTTCAGTCCAAGCGACAATTTCCGCACTCATACCTAAAATATTAACACAATCGTTAAGCTTTTCCATAACATCGACAGGGCTATCAATAGTTGCTTGCCTTTCAATTAAGGACTGGATTTGCTCCAGTCCCTTTTCTATTTGTTCCGTTGTCATTTAAAACTTATTGCTATTGTTTCACGTCCTGGTATCTTATTTGCCTGTTCGATAGGTTCTCCAGTTTCAACGTAAACCTGACCGCCCATCTGAGCAAGTTTTTCTACATTACCTATTTGTTCTTTTAAATGCTTCCAAACCTGAACACCTGAATAATCCCAGCGACTTGCTCCGTTTCTTACTTCGACCTTTGCTCCATAAGCTTCAAAAGACTTTTGACCGTATTTACAGGCTTCGTCTATTGCTAAATCCTGGACTTCTTTTAAAGCCTTTTCTAAATCAACTAATGCAGCCTTTAAAGTGATGTAGGCTTCAAGAGGGTTTATATTACCCTCTTTTACTTCTTTTGCGTAGTTTATATAATCTAAAGTTTCCATAATTACATTTTTTTAGCTATTGCAGCGTTAAACAATTTTTCAGCAAAAGCAAGTACTTGCTCTTCACTTCCGTTACTTCTTTGTGCGTAAAAATTTGCAGCCGTAGAAGCACAACTTAAATAAGTTATAACACCTTGTTGCTTAGGTTCTACTTTACCCCCTCCAAAGACTGGTTTTTCTTCTACAATCTTAAAGTTTAAAAAATTTCCTTTTTGCTCCGAAGTATAACTTACTTCTTTACCTATTACCCATTTGTCCTGCTCCTGCTTTGCAGTCATAGCTCCTCCGACTTCTCCGTTATCCATCGAGATAGTCCATTTGTAATAAGTTTGTCCGTTTGGGTTAGTCCACGTTCCGTTGCTAACCACGTTTGTTGGTGTACCTTTTCTCATTGTTTTTGGTTTTTATTGGTTATGTTTATTTAAAAAATCGTTAAGCATTTTTTCAGTCTTTTTACTGAGTGGTTGCTTACCGTTTAAGACTTGTGATAAATAACCCTCCGTCATATTAAGCTGACTGGCTACATATCCCTGTTTAAATGGTTTTAATCTTGTTTTATAGTCTTCTGCTCTCATTTCACAAAATTAATAAAATACTTTTAAAAAACAAAAAATAATTTTAAAAATAATTATTAGGCTGTATTGTATTAAATTCTTTTTTTAAGTCGTAAAATTTAGTGTATTGACCTTGCCAACCGACTTCAACATCTTTGCAACTTCCGTTCCTATGTTTAGAAACCATTAAATAGCCTTTGCCTATTGTTGAATTACCGTTAGCGTCCTCAAATATAGAATAGTATTCAGGTCTATAAATAAACATTACTATATCTGAATTTTGTTCAATACCTCCACTCTCTCTCAAATCGCTTAATAGAGGTAATTTATTTGCCCTTGCTTCTACTTGCCTGCTTAATTGACTTAAAGCTATAATAGGTATATTGAATTCCTTTGCCAGTCCTTTTAACTCCTGGGTTATTTGGTCAAGTTCTTCGTTTCTATTTTTAGGATTATCACCCCGAATAAGTTGTAAAAAATCAATAATAACTAAATCTAAACCAAAGTCTTTTTTAATTTTCGTCATTTTTGTTTTAATAGTAAAAATATTTGCTTTGCTTTTATCGTCAATAAAAATAGGCAGTTGACTTAATTCTACGTGTGACTCCGCATATTGATTTATTTCTGTATCTTTTAGTTGTTTTGTTCTTATACGCTCCAAATCAATCATACTGTTTAAACTTAGCATCCTTTGTATTAATTGCTCCGCTCCCATTTCTAAAGAAAAGAAAAGCACTTTTTTACCACTTTTAGCAGCTTGTAAGGTTTGATGTAATACTAAGGAAGTTTTACCCATACCAGGACGAGCAGCTAAAGTAATTAAATCAGTATTCTGCCAACCTCCCGTTAAATGATTTAAATCATAAAAACCGGTATCTATTCCAGTTAAACCCTCTTTATTCTCAAGTTGTTTTTTTTCCCACTGATTTAACAAAATAGAAATTTCCTTTGGCATATCTGCAATTAAATTGCCTGTAAACGCATTTATAGAGCCTGTAAGCTCGTTTATTATATCAAATATATCTAAACCATCTAAACAATCTTTAATCGCTTTATCAGCCTTTAAAATCGTTTCTCTTGTAAAATGTTTTTCAACGAGTATTAAGCAATGTTTTTCTAAATTATAGTTACCCGTTGTTTTGGAGGTTAAACTCGATAAATAAACGATGTTTACTTTTTGCTCTCTTTTCTGTAATTCATAAAAAACAGAAGTGAGGTCAATAGGTGTATTTTGTAAAAAAAGCGATTTACAGGCTTCAAATATTATTTTATTTTCGCTTGTAGTAAAGCAATCCGTATAGATTATATTTGCTACTTGGCTAAACGAGGAGGGAACAAACATAAATGTACCGAGTACGATTTGCTCCAGCTCAGGGGCTTTTGGTAAGATATTATTTTCCATTGTTAGACCTCCATTGTTCTTGTTGTGTTAGTGTCATATTTTGCCAATTAGGGGGTAAGTTAACTTTTTTTACTTTGTTTTCATCCTTAAACCAAACCGAATTAAGTTTTTGTTTCCAGTTTTTAACTTTTCTTCCGTTACTATCGTGCCAGTCCCCCGCTTCGTAATAGTCAAAGAATTTTTTGGCGATGTTCGTGTCGTATCCCTTTTCTTGTATGTAAGTGGTAATATCAGTTAAGGAGGGTTTAATATATTCTTTTTTCTTTTGTATTAGTTTAGTATTTAGTATAGTATTAGTATTTAGTATAGGAGCAGTTTGACCGAACTCGGCATTTACCGAACTCGGTTTATCCGACATCGGTGTTTCTATATCTCGGTGTATAGATTTATCATAAACAATATGGTTCCAACCTGTAAATCTTCCGTCAGCTCCAATTTGTTTAGCACTTACAATAAATCCTTTTTTTTGTAAAGACCTAAACAACCGGTCAATAGTTCCTTTATTATCAGGAAGTACGTTGTATAAATTTTTCCTATACAATACCCAATCATCAGGAAGAGATAAAATATAAGCCATTAAGCCCTTTTCTTCAAGCGTTAATTCATTGTTTCTAATTAACTCATTATGTATTTGAGTATAAGGCGATTTAGTTGATTTACTTTTAATAATTTGTCCTGTATTCATAAAAAAAATACCCTTACCGAGTTGATGTGCGACCTATTACATTCCGAAAAGACTCAACAAACTGTTTAGCCTAATGTAATAGCACCAACCCGATAAGGGTGTTAAATAATTTATATTATACTTATGGTCGCAACATAAGTTGTGCTTCATAAAAAAAGAACGGACTACAAATTTAATAAAAATTATTTAAATTATTTAAAAATATTGATTATTAAAATAACGTTGCTTGTTTTTCTATTTCATTAAATCTTACTTTGGCTTCTTTTAAGTTAAGTATAGCTTGTTTAAAATAACTATCCTTTAACTCAATACCGATAGCTTTTCTACCTAACGATACAGGGCTGTAAACTTCGCTACCAACACCCATAAAAGGAGTTAAAACAATTTCACCTGGATTAGAATATAATTCTACTAATCTGTCAATTACATCTAATTGTAATGGGTGTACGTGCTTTTCGTCATCTTCTTCTTTGCTATCTCTAAAAGGTAAAACGTTATCTATCCTAACATCATCCCAAACAGAAGAAGCGTATCTTTGCCAAATGTAATGACTTAGTTTATTACTTTTAGGGTCATTATGGTCTTTAAATTTAGTATTTAAATATTCCCATAATTGTGATGAGTTTAAATCTGAATTATTAGCATTATTCCAAGCTTGTAATATGTTTGGTAAAATTGGAGTTTCACCAAAATATCTAAGTAATCCTTTTTCGTGTGTCACCGGTATTTGATTTTCACCTTTTTTTGTAAATATCAAAACGTAATCAGGCATAGCGGTAAAACATTTTGTACTATCTTCAACTATAAACTTATGCATTAAAGATTGAACCATTGTTCTCATACGAACTTTTAAAGGCTCTTTCCAAATTGTTATACGGTTTCTGTATTCAAAACCATATTTATCGTGTAGTCTTATAATTTCGTTGGGGAAATCCCACAATTTACAAGTATTATCAAATACATCAGTACAATGAACTGCAGATATTCTACCAGGTTTAGTAACCCTTGCAATTTCAGCAATTAAAAATTCATATTGTTGTAAAAATTGTTCTTTACTTTCGCAGTTGCTAAAATCATTTTCAGAGCTACTGTAATTATACAACCCGGCAAAGGGTGGGCTATAAATTGATAAATCAATACTTTCGTTATCCAATGTAGGCATAACTAACATACAATCACTATTGTATATTGCGTAATTATCTGTAATTACTTGGTCTTTTACTTTGTTTTCCATAGTTGTTTATTTTATAAATTTAGGTTTTATTATTTCTTTGTTAAACTCTTTCTTTTTATTCTCAAATGATTGATTTACATTTTTAGTTAGATTTTCATACAACCGTATAGCTTTATCAGTTTTTTGCTGTAAAGCTTCTAATACTCTTGTTTGTCCATCAGATATTACCATATCACAAGTAACATCATTATTTTGACCAAACCTCCAAAATCTTCTAATAGCTTGGTAATATTGCTCATAACTCCACGTTGGAAAAAATACAGTATGATTACAATGCTGCCAATTTAAACCCATACCAGTCATCTTAGCTTTAGTAATAAGTCTTTTAATTTCACCATTAGCAAAAGCTAAAAGTATTTCTTCTTTCTTTTCTATTGACTGGTTACCTATAATTTCAACAGCCTCATTATCCAAAGACTTTAATAAACTACTTTCGTTATTTAAATTACACCAATATACAGATGTTTTGTTTTGTGCTAATTCAACAGCTTTTTTACATCTTTTATCAATAGTTTGAACCTGCTCATATTTTACCTCTGTCATACTTTTAGCAATGGGAGTAAACATTTGTATTTGACCGTTAATATCAATAAGACTTTGATTTTGTATAGTATGCTTATTTACAATTAATTTAGGTAAATTATATCTGTTATTTGAAAACCCTAAATCAGAAGGCATTTTAACCATTATAGACCATTGGTTAACCCAAGCAAAAAAATCTTTTTCAGCGTGAGGTTTTAAATAAAACTTTTCACCAATATTTCTATTATTACTATCAACACTATTTTGGTTATTTTTAAAGAATTTAGTAAGCATATCCATATATCCCATATAACCTAAAGCTTCGGAACTTGTTCCTAATTCAATAAAATCATTAGGACTTGGTGTTGCAGTAGATAAATAACGGTAAGGTATCTTTTTAACAAATGCAGTCACCTGACTTTTAATTTTACCATCAAAGTTTTTTAAGATACTACTTTCATCTAAAATAACACCAGTAAAATCTTTACTATCAAAATAATGTAACCTTTCATAATTACAAATTACAATTTTTTTAGTATGCTTACCGTCTTTTGAGTACTCAATATCATCAATACCTAACTTTTCAGCTTCTAATATAAATTGAAAAGCAACCGCTAAAGGTGTAAGTATTAATACTTTTTGATTAGTTTGCTTAACAATGTTGTTAGCAATAGATATTTGAATTAAAGTTTTACCTAATCCAGTATCCGCAAAAATAGCCATCCTACCTTTTTTAACAGCCTTTTCAATAATGTACTTTTGAAAATCAAAAGCAATGTCAGGATAATAATTAGGCTCAAAACCAAATTCTCCTAACGTGTGTCGTTTACTTTCTAAAAAATCTTTATAGTCCATAATATTTAATTAATTAATATTGGCAAAAATAAAAAATATATTTTAAAATTAAAAGAAATAATTTAAAAAACATATAAAAGCTACATAATCAAGTAATTAAAATAATTATAATATTTAAAAAAATAGTGTTAAATTTGAAAAAATATATTAAATATGAGTTTAAAAACTGAGCTAATTAACATTAATCAGGTTAAAGCAAACCCAAACAATCCCAGGACTATAAAGGACGAAAAGTTTACTAAATTAGTTAAATCTATTACAGATTTTCCTAAAATGTTAGAACTCCGCCCAATTATAGTAAATGACGATATGATTGTTTTAGGCGGTAATATGAGATTGAAAGCTTGTAAGGAAGCAGGCTTAAAAAAAATACCAGTTATTAAAGCAAGTGATTTAACACCCGAACAACAAAAAGAATTTATTATTAAAGACAATATAGGTTATGGGGATTGGGACTGGCAAGTAATACAAACAGAATTTTCGGAGGCTGAAGAATGGGGGTTGGATATTCCTAATTTTAACAATGTAGATTATTCAGAAAAAAACGAAGAAATTGATATTGATGCTTTAGATACTGAAATGATAATTAAATTAAAATATACTGAAGATGAATATCAATTAGTAAGGGAGCAACTTAGTAAAATAGCTTCAACACCTGAACAGGCAGTATGGAAATTATTAGGCAATGAGTAAACATAGGTTTTCATATAAGTGGTATTTAAAAGATGGCTATCCTAAAAGTCACGGGTTAAAAGTGTTTGGTACTTTTATTTGTGGAGGCGGTTCGACTATGGGTTATAAATTAGCAGGGTTTGAACATTTAGGAGGTGTTGAAATAGACCCTGAAGTTGCAGATGTTTATAAAACTAATCACAATCCAAAATACTTATTTGTTGAAGATATAAGAGGTTTTGCAGATAGGAAAGAATTTCCAGAAGATTTATATAACCTTGATATTTTAGATGGCTCACCTCCTTGCTCTTCATTTAGCATGGCAGGCAACAGGGAAAAAGACTGGGGCAAAACAAAAGTATTTCGAGAGGGGCAGGCAGAGCAACGTCTTGATGATTTGTTTTTTGATTACATACGACTTGCAAAAAAGTTACAGCCAAAAGTTGTAATTGCTGAAAATGTTAAAGGTTTAATTCAGGGTAACGCAAAGGCATACGTTCACAGGATTAAAAAAGAATTTGAAGCAGCCGGGTATAAAGTGCAATTATTTTTGCTTAATGCTGCAAGTATGGGAGTGCCACAAAAAAGAGAAAGAGTGTTTTTTATATGTCAAAGGAATGATTTAAACTTTCCTAAATTAGAATTAAAGTTTAATGAAGATGCAATACCTTTTGGAAAAGTTATTGAAGATATTGAATACAATGACTTAACAAAAAACGAACAATATTTATGGAATAATAAAATATATGGTGATGGTGATTTTGGAGTTATTAATGTGAGGTTAGGTAATAAACAAAATTCATTTACAACTAAACTGTTATATAAGGATAAAGTTTGTAATACTGTAACGGCAGGAGATAATAATATCTTATTTGATATTCCAAGAAAAACAACAAAAAATGAAGTTTGTCAGATAGGGACATATCCTCTCGATTACAACTTTAAAAAGATTGAACCAAAATATTTAATAGGTATGTCAGTTCCTCCTGTAATGACAGCACAAATAGCAACTGAAATATATAATCAATGGTTTAAATAAACACCGAAAAAACACCGATTATGGCAAAGAGAGAAGACAATTTAAAACCAGCTTGGAAAAAAGGTGAAAGCGGAAACCCTGCAGGTAAGCCTAAAGGAGTGCCAAATAGTAAAACAAGACTATTAAGATTACTTCAATTAATGCAAACTAAAACTAACCCAGTAACAGGCGAAAAGGAAGAATTTAGCATTGCCGAACAAATGGATATGGCAATTTTAGCTAAAGCCTTAAAAGGGGATATAAGAGCTTATGACGCTATATTAGACCGTTTAGAGGGAAAACCCCAACAAACCATAACCAACGAGGGAATACAAGCAATAAAGATTATCCGTAAATAATGGAGATAGAATTATCACTTCCTACATTACACCCTAAACAATTTTATATAGTTGAAAACGCTAAACGTTACAATGTGTTAAAATGTGGTCGTAGGTTTGGTAAAACTATTCTAACTCAAGAATTAGCTATTCAACCTTTATTAGATGGGAAGTATGTTGGATTATGGCAACCCACTTATAAAGACTTGCACGATGTTTGGATTGAATTAAAGCATACTTTACAACCAATTATTCAAACTAAAGACGAAAGCGTAAAGCAATTAAGGTTAATTACTGGTGGTGTTTTAGATATGTGGAGCTTAGAAGACCCTAACAATGGGAGGGGTAGGAAATACCATAGAATAATAGTAGACGAGTGCGAAAAAGCTAAAAAGTTTGAGGAGGCTTGGAAATTAGCCATACAACCAACCTTAGCCGATTATGGGGGTGATGCTTGGTTTATGTCAACTCCTAAATTCGGAATGACTTATTTTAAATCATTAACTCGCAAATCACAAACAGACGACCGGTGGAATAGTTGGGTATTTTCTACTTACGATAATCCCCATATCCCAGTTAAAGAAATTGACGAACTTAAAAACCAAATGGATGAACTTTCGTTTGTTTGTGAAATAATGGCTCAGGATGTGGATATGGTAGACAAACCTTTTGCTTATGCTTTTAACTACGAAAAACACGTAAAAGAATGCGAATTTAATCCTGAATACGAATTATACCTTTCTTTTGACTTTAACCACGACCCCGTTACTTGTATTTGTGCTCAACTAATTGACGGTCA